TTGAGTACATATTACTCAGAGATAAATCAATAACAGTCAATTGCGCAACATTCTCTAATGCAACGATATTACACATTTCAACATTTGGACGGTTTAATTCCTCCCAACATCCATATGCTGAATTGCCTAGATACAAACAAGGATAACCGGAAATACTATATCTTTGATTTGTAGTTAATGAACGTTTTTCAAAAGGAATATGAAACATCTCTAATTGAGTATACAATTCGTATGTTTCGTTACTTCGCATTCTAAAAAAGGGCGTCTTAGGACGAACATCATCATATCTAAGCAGAATCCTTTCTCGATTATTCTTATCGAAAAAAGTATTAAAGATTATCTCCCTACTTTTATCAAAACGACCATGGAAGTATGCTTCTATACACTCAATAGCATTCTCATAAATATATTTAATATTAGCCTTTATTTTGCGTTCACTATTCCCTAGAACATCAAACACACTATAATCTAAATCTTCAATATATGACAACAATTTATCTCGTTGAAGTTCCAAACGGTCAATGACATATAGATCAGACCATATATTGCTTTTATGCAAATCCTTTATGTTTCGAATTAACGCAGAGAGAGTCATATTGTACTTTTTATAGTGTTTATTATGGTACAAAGATAGCGATTTAGTGAGAACAACACTATCCATTAGTGCAAAAAAACACTCAAAATTGAATAGTAAAACAGCTCTGACTCCAACCTCGGTTTCAGAGCCGTTTTTGTACCTTTTTGGGGTAAAAAATGCGATTTTTTGCAAGTTTTTGTACCTCGGGTTTTGATATTCAAGAAATTACACTTACTTTTACATTCCAAAATGGAGGTACAAGGCGAAAAGTGCGTTGAAAATCACTAACTTACACATTCTCAACGACTTGTCAAATGAGTAGTTGTACCTTTTAGAGTGCTAAATGACTGATTGATAATCATCTACACTTTCTGCATCGGAAAATAAGGCTTGATTTTACTATCAAATAAGAATACACCCCAATAGCATACCGATAGCACATAAATAGCACTTTATCCAATATATAGGGATTTATTGTGCAAATAAAAAAAGTTATTGACTATGCTATCAATATGCCGATAATGTGCTATCTTTGCGTTACTATTTTGTTACTCGCTATACTTTGAGTAACAAAAGCAACAAATTATTCAACGCAGAATGTATGGCAGATATTAAAGAACCTATCAAAATCAGGAGGAAGCAACTCGCTAATGGCAATATATCCCTATATCTCGACATCTATCATAATGGTAGGCGTGAATACGAGTTCTTGAAGCTCTATCTCATTCCCGAGAAGACGAGAGCCGATAAAGAAAAGAACCGTCAGACTTTGCAGCTTGCAAATTCAATCAAAGCGAAACGCATTGTCGATATTCAGAACGGCGACCACGGCTTCAAGTCGCCGTTTGCGGAGGAGGTTCTCTTCTTCGATTATTATAGAGCTATGTGCGAGAAGAGGCTCGGCACAGAAAGCCGAGGTAATTGGGGAAATTGGCGGTCGTGCTTGAAGCATCTCGAAAAGTACGAGAGCAATCAGAGGATAACTCTTTCGCAGATTACCCCAAAATGGGTGCAGGGGTTCAAGGATTATTTAGAGAATGAGGCTACTGCTTGGGGCTGCGATTTCAGAGAGAGAATAAAAGACCACCCCCTTGCCCGAAACTCGAAACTAAGTTACTTCAATAAGCTCAAAGCCTGTCTCAATCAAGCATACGAAGATAGGCTCATCGCTAATAATCCGATGAGAGGTATCGAGAACTTCAAGCCTGAGGACGGAAAGCGAATGTATCTTACCATTGAGGAGCTGAGAAAGCTTGTTGATACGGTATGCGAATACCCGAATATAAAGAGAGCTTTCCTATTCTCGTGCCTTACAGGTCTGAGGCGTTCCGATGTAATCCGACTGACTTGGCGTGATGTGCAGCAGCAAGGGGATTTCACACGCATCATTTTCAAGCAAAAGAAAACGAGCGGTCAGGAGTATCTCGATATAACACCTCAGGCTGCGGAGCTTATGGGCGAAAAAGGATTACCCGATGAGCAGATATTTACCGATATTCATTCTCCGAGCTGCACGAATGAGGCTATAAAGCGGTGGGTTCTCAGGGCAGGAATAGATAAAGAGATTACCTTTCATTGTGCAAGACATACCTTTGCAGTGATGATGCTCGACCTCGGAACGGATATATATACCGTCAGTAAGTTGCTCGGTCATCGGGAACTCTCGACAACTCAGATTTATGCTAAGGTTCTCGATAAGAATAAGCAGGCAGCGGTCGCCCGAATACCTGATATATTGAAATAAGAAAAGTGGTCTATTTCGACCACTTTTTCTGTTTATTGAGGAAACATATTGCCTCGACCTGTAAGAAGCCAATCCGAAGAAACTCCGCACTTCACAAGAGGCACGAGCCAACCGACCTCAAAGAACCCTCTGCCGAGGTTCTTTCTCTGCGTATAGAAATGAGGCTTATCGATGCCGTTCTCTGCACAGAAATCGGTAACACTCTTTATCAGCTTCAAGCGTTTACATATATCAAACGCATTAAAGAAGCGTTCCATTATAGCGACTGTATCATCGCTGTAAACTCTCGCTCGGCTCATAATCTGCTCTCATTATTCACACCGATACATTTACCGTCTGCTCCGAATAATAATGTAATAGAATATCGGTCTTCAGTCCAAATATAGAACTTTCCTTGTTCATTATTTCGGTCTGTAATGGTGCAAGGTTTGAACTCTGAATAACTACCAACAACTGATGTAATCTCATCTATTGTCTTGCCTCTGAGGTCTCCTAATTTCTGAAAATTCTGCTGTAAGAGAGTGCTTTTTGCAGACATCAACCCTGATATAAAATATCCGATAAATGCACCTCCACAAAGTCCATATATAACAGGTAAGAAACTGCCCGACTCGCTTACTGATGAAATATAACCACCTATACCAGCTCCTATAAGAGCGAATGCTATTGCGAAAGAATGCTTGTTCATACTTTATTTATTTAATGATTTCACTTTTCAACCAAAGAGCTGTCTCGTAGATATATTCAAGCTCTGCGGTATTCCGTTCCTTAACTTTGTAACCATCGATGATTATCCCTGTTTTTCTGATAAGTTCCTGAGCTTTCTCTGCTGTCTGAGGTTCATTCTTAATAACGGATGCCATAAGGTCTGTAAGGAATGAATATAGAGCTATGACCTCCCAATCGGTCTGCGGTTTTAACTCAGGATGTTCGTTATAGAACTCTTTTATCTTCATCTCTTCATATACGGTAGCTCGTATATCTGCATAATCCTGACCTTTGAGAAAACACTCTGTAAAGTATGCCATTATATCCTCAGGGATTAACGCTCCATTTATATATTTCTCTTGGAACTCTCTTATATTTACTCTTATCTTTTCCATATCATTTATTCATTTGTTCGATGATTGACATAAAGCGATTAAATTGCTCTTTATTTTGTTGCAGAAGCTCATCTATTTGTGATTGGCTCTTACGGAGCATAGCCTGATAACCGTGCTGTAATTCAATCATTCCTGCGATATTGGTTGCATCATTATTAGAGATATTATTTCCATTACCCTGAACATTCGCCCCTACTATTGTACTTCCGATTGTTTCAGAAACAGATTGAGATAAACGCAACATATCTCCAACCCCCTCAATAAGCCAATCTATATTAAATATATTGCCGAAAGCCTCATTAAAGCGATTGAGGAAATTATCAGTCAAGCATTGAGGATTTCCATTCAATGCTCCTGATACATTTTGGGTAGTCGCTTTCATCTTATCAGCGACATCTTTCTGTAAATGCACTTTGCCTTGACTTTTGAGATACTCAAAGGCAGTTCTTAATCTTTCTTCCTTTTTCATTACTAAATAATTTATGCGTGAATAATCATTGAAGTTATTGCCTGAAAAGAATAAAAATCATTGAATAAGCATTTTTTTTATTGTTTTTGTTGCCTACAATCATTTTAGTTATTATCTTTGCAGCATCAATAATAAATGTTATTGTCGCAATCACGAAAAAATCGTGTGCAAATATAAATAATAAGTGCCTAATACGCTAATTATTAACATCAAAAAATATGAGCAGATTAGAAAAAAAGTCATTTAACGACCTCTACGAAGAGCAGAAAAAGAAGCCTACGGCGGCTCAAGTCTTTATCTCTGAGGTGGCTACTCTAACCCACCGCTCGGAGAACACAAT